AGCCCTCCATAAGTACCATCCTTTCTATCTAATGCTGTTCTAACTTTATCCGCTAAATCTGATGCCTGAGTATATGTTTGGCTATAACATAAAATAAGAACGGCATTCTCATCCAATGGGCTTACTCCATCCTTTGTGTCTGTTGGGCTATCCCCCGTTACTGTATAAACAATAAAAGGAAATGCACTTTTTTGCGTTGCAACATTAGGATAGATTCTTGATCCTACTAAGTCAAAAACATCACCACTTCCACTATTGTACAAAATATTATATATTGCTAATCCTATCTTCATTTAATATCCCCATTTACCATATTTCTGCATTCTCTTTTCGTGCCTTTTTATTGCCTTTGCCGCTATCTCGGTTGCTTCTTTAAATGCTTTTTGAGTCATTGGTATTTTATTATTATCCCAAGCTGGTTGCATATATTTTTGAGCTTTCCCCTTCCCTTTCCCAAAAAACATAACCTCATCTCCATATTCTATCCAAGCTCCATAATATCCTGATTTTCCACCGCTTTTATATGCACCTTTTACTCTCGGCCCTAAATATAAGCCCATAAAGTTTTTAGTTTTTCTTGTTGTAAAAAACCCCAAGCTATTTTTTAATCGACCTGTTTTTTTAGGAACTTTACTTTTAGCTTCTTCCAAAGCATTTTTACCTACTTTACGCCAAAGAGCTTTCCATAGATTATATTGTTTTATTTGTTTAGGTAAATCCCCAAACATATTTGCAATTTCTTTTGCTCCTTGTAATTTTATTGTTGGTTGAGCCATTAATCTTTTTCCTCTGTTATTATTTTCAAAAATCTTTCTCTACCTTCTATTTGCTCTACATTGTGAAGATAGTAATATTTTGCTACTCCTTCGGAAGTAAATTTTATTCTATGCGACATGGTAGCAGCCCCAGAGCCACTTACAAAATTATCTAAATCTAAATTCCTAATATAAAAATTTACCTTCGTTGTAGCTGTTATTTTATCTGAATCCTCACCCTCACTTCCTCCCTTCCATTCCACCTTTGCCCAAACTGTTCTTACTTCTATCCAACTATCTATCGCTACTTCTCCATAATTATTAATGCTAACAGTGGGCTGTTCAATAATTATTCTTCTATCAAGATCGCCAATTAGCATACTGTTTGTATCTTAAATTGATCTAATAAATACTGAGCCGATTTTGATAACTCCGTAGCAGTTCGGCCTGTTATTACCTCTTGCCTATTCTCATACCAATTTCCAATCGTTAAAAGCACCGCTTCCCTTATTCCCTCTGGCACATCACTTGCAGCAGATCCATATCCTACTACATATTTGCAATTTACCGCGTTAATTCTATTTGCTAATGATGGAAAAGATTGATTTGGTTTTAATCCAATTCTTGCTGGCTGATGATTAATGTCAGAAATCCAAACAGAAGTAGCTAATGTTTGCTCACTATTATCACTATCAAAATATTTTATATGGGTAATGCTATTAACTTTACTTTTAAATAAAGTAGCTATATCATTCCAAGTATCTCCATGCTGAGTTATGGTAGTATTTATAAAATATCTATTGGTAAATATTTGAGCAGATTCTGTTGCTGCACTTACCAGATTGTCTATATAAGTATCATCCGCTGTTGTATCCACCTTTAAATGGGTTTTAGCTTCGGCAGTTGTTAATATTGCCGTTGTAGCCGCTATATCTACTGCATAACTCCTTGCCATATCTTTTTAGTTTAAAAAAAGGGGCGGCAGTAATTCCACCACCCCTTAAATTATTAATTCCTAACTATTATAGTAAAGCTGTATATTTAACAAACGAAGCTCCACTTGCTAATCCCCAATCATAATGCTGATTAAGAACTAATCTTGTTGCATTATTTGTTGCTGCTGTATAAGGATCTACCAAAATAGAAGTCGGCCCAAACGAGCAGAAGAAAATACGACTCATATCTCCGAACATGCCATCAAATGATGTTCCTGCTGTTCCATCTGGTGCTGATGAGAAGTAGCCAGGATAACCAGCTAACAGATCATCTTTATATAATGGACTTACTGAGCCAACTAAGGCGTCAGATTTGATTGCAGAATATCCTACAAAAGAATTTACAAATCCAAGATTTCCATCTAATCCATGATCATCAGCAATAGTTTGGATAGCTTCAAGCATATCGGAAGCTGGATCAGTTGATGCCGCTTCTGTAAATGTTAAAACTCCTGATGTTGCTACAATAGCCCCAGGGCCTGATCCTGCACTTGAAGAAGCCCACATATTAGTGTCTATAACAGCACTAACTTGCCTCCCCATATCTCTCATAATAGCTGCCTCTGCTGCACCTCCATTTTGAGCAATAATTACATTAGACACATTAGAATATCCATTTACTCTATTTGGAGTTAAAGTTACTTTCCCAAAATCAGTAGAAGTATCTGTACCAGCAGCATTTTCAGCTGCCCATGCAACTGCATTTGCTCCTGTAATTGGAACAATTGTATCTGCACTCATATTGCCTAAATTTGTAAGGCCAACATTATTCCATAATCCACCTTCTACTAATGCATCTGCAAAAGCAGTAGTTACAGATGGCGCAATAGCTGAAGTTCCTTGATCTACATAAGCTCTTTTTTCTGTCATAAAAGCTGGCATCCCAATACCTTCAATAGCTCCTCTATTTTCTTTTTCAGCTTCCTGATGCATTTCTGCTTCAATACCTGTTAAAGCTCCTTTTCTAACTTCATTGATGGCTTTAAATAAACTCCATCCTCTTGTAGCTTTCTCTGTGTTTATTGTTTGAACTGATGCGCCACCAACTTTAGCAGCATCTCTCAATGATTTTTCAATCTTCTCAGCTCTTTCAATTTTGGAAGCATAATCATCTGCCTTTGCTAATAAAGCATCCACAGTTGCATTTTCCTCCTCTGTTAAATCACGATTTTCCTCAGCTTCAGCAGTTTTCTGGATTACTTCCAATTCTCCTAAAGTTTCAGAACGCAATTCTTTAAGTTCTATACTTTTCATTTTTCTTTAATTTTAAATTATTTACTTCGTTTTTTTAATTCAATCTTCAATTTTAGTAAACTTCTTTTTACTAAATCCTTCTCCTGTCTTTTATTTTCCTCTTTTTCTTTATATATAGCCAATGAACGCTGAGCTAATGTTAAGTCATCTGCATCAGGATATGCTGGATAAGTTACAATCGAGGTGTCCCATAAATCTCTAATCTTATTGATTGTTCTAACTTCTCCATCCTCAGTTGTTTCCCAACTATCGTCCTCAATCGTAAATGCGAATGAGCTTTGGCTGACATCTCCACGAGCCATTGAAATTAATATATCTCTACCATAAGTTGTATCGGGGACTGAAAAGGAATAGGATAACCCTTTTTCTGTTTCTTTTAATTGCAACGTGCCGCTTGAACTCCTTGCTAATAACAAATTAGGATCGTGATTTATTAAACAACGGCAATCCAAAGTTTCCTTGTTTAATGCATCAGTAAAAGCTCCAGGAGCAATTACTTCTCTAAATCCTCCTAAATCGCTGCTCATTTGATTAAATACAGCAGCGTGTCCCGTTATGGTTGTTGAGCCATCATCTCTTTTTTCAGTTCTGGTATCGGTATTAAAATATCTTTTTTCCATAGTTATTGTTTTTGTCCAAATATCTTTTACCTCTTTTTGCAGAGGTTTATTTCTTTCCGTATCATAGAATGAAATGTCTTTATCTTCCTCAATTTCTTCTACTTCTTCATCATCTTTATCTCTATCCTTTTCATAAACGATAGTGTAAGTATCATCATCTTCTGTTACTGAAATAATATGTCTTTTATCTAATTGCATTTCCGTAGATTTTTCTTCCACCTCCACTTCTATTTCCGTATTTATTTCCTCATTATTCTCATAATAATCCTCATTATCTTCTTCAGCTTCCTCCTGAGAATCATATTTACATTCTCCTGTTTCCCCCCATTTCCATTTTCCGTTATTGCATTCCTCAGCTGGCATCTTCTCCTATTTTTTCTATTGTTGTCATGTTTAATGGCATATAATGGCTATCCCCATCTGGAATGCTATTCATGTTTTCTTTTCTTCTAATCTCATTTATGGTCATATAACCATTATTTATTCCTGTTTTATAGCTATCATTTCTGTCCTTTATATTTCCTCTTAGCAATCCGTTTACATTCCACTCCACAAATATTTTACCTTTTTCATTTGTCTTAAATAATTTTCTATTCATTTCGCTTTCCATTCTCCTTATATAGGGCATTAAAGTATAAGTAACATAACTTTGGCTTAATGATTCTATATTATTAAAGGAGCTTTTACTATGCTCTTGCAACATAAATGTTGGGATATTAAACATTCTCGCTATTTCCGTTATGCTAAATATTCTGCTTGCCAAAAATTGGCTTTGTTCAGGGCTAATAGTAATGGGTTTAAAGGATAATCCTTCTTCAAGTATAGCAGTTGATTGAGCATTTTTTAACTGATTATAAGTATTTGAAAATGAGTTCCTTAATCTCTCTATGGCTTCCTCACTTAATGCTCTGTCTGTTTCCAATACGCCTGAAAGCTTGGCAGAGTTGGTAAAATATTTTGAGCCATACTCCTCAAGGGCCATGCCCCATCCAATAGCGTTTGCGTTTTGCGTAATGGGAGAAAGCCCCATTATTCCA